GCGTTCAGACTTATTCCTTCTGCCATACAGTCTTTCTCGCTGATGTCCTGCAGGCGCTCGACGCGGACGCTGACGATTTCGAGCGTGATGCGGCTGGCCCATCGCGGCATGTGGATTGACGGCCGGCACTTGAATCCCCATTGCTTGAAGTCAGCGCGATCTTGTTCGTCCCAACCGTACGCGTCGTAATAGTAAGGAGCCCAGGTATCGGCGCCCTCGCGCATCATCTTCGGCGTGCGTTCGGGGCGTTCCCATCCATTTTCGCGCACCCAAAGGCGATCGCCGGGCTGGCCGTATGGAGAGTTCTCGTAGCTTCCGTTATTCACCTCGCCGGCGAGTTCTCCAGGGACCAACAGGCAGCCAAAGCCAAGGTCCTTGCGCGGCTTCACATTTCTCCGAGTCTGCGTTTTCTTGCCGGCGAGCAGCGCGCGCACCATCGGCGCCGAGAATAAAATCGGTCGTTCTTTCACGCTGCTCTCCTGATAGCCAGTTCGGCAAGGTTGGCAAACACCAGCGCGGACGCCACCGGTGGACAAACAGAATTTCCAACCATGCGCACCTGTGCTGTCTTCGTGAGGGTTAGGCCTTGCGCCGGGTCGTCGCCGATGATGTAGCGCTCGGGGAATCCCTGCGCGCGGTAGAGCTCACGAGGGGCAAGCATACGCAGGCCGATGTCGCTGATCTGGTATTGCTGTCCGGCGACTATCACCAGGCCGAAGCGGTCGCGCGCGGTAATCGTGTGCAGCGGGTCTTCCATTCGAGGGTCTTGGTCGACGCCGTAGTAGGCGGTCAGGAAGGCGCGAACCTCCGCGAAGTGGTTGCCCTGCGCGCTGATGGTATGCAGCGGCTCAGTGGGCTCTTGCCCGGGGGCGTGCGTTCCGGCGTCGCCGCGCATCTTGACTAGGCTGCTGGTGACAACGCCCGCGACTGCTCCGCTTGCTGTGATTGTGTTCAGCGGCTGCTCGACGCTGCGGATGCCATGGCTGAATCGTGGTGCGCCGTTGGCCGACTGTTCGCCGTGGCCCATGTGCACAAGATTTGCGGCGACGATGCTGTTGTGGTCGACGCTAGTGACGGTCGGCACCGGGTTGCGCAGGTCATCGCCGACGACACCGGTGTAGTGCTTGGCGATGAACGCAGAAACGAGCGCATGCTTTGAGGATCCGACCAGCGTACCAATCGGCCTCTCAAGGTCGAGCGCCCTTGGCGACTGGCCGTCGCGCTCGCCGTAGCCGGTCTGGATCATCGTCGGCGCGATCAGCGCGTGGTGACCGCCTTTGGTCTGGGCGCAAATCGTTCGCAAAGGTTCGTCAATGGGCATGCAGCGCGGGCTTGAGGCGTTGGCGTGCTCGGTAAGCACTGGCGCGACGAGCGCATGATTTCCACCGCCGGCGTGAATCGTCCGGAACGGCTCGGCCATGCTGTAGCTGCGGTCGCCTCCGGTGCGCCCCTTGTGCTCACCATGAGCCAGCCCGACGATGAACGGATCCGCCGCATTGACCACATAGCGCATGATCCCCTTGGCGATCCGGCGCAGAGTGGCATCGGCCAGCGGCCGGGCGCGTTCAAAGATCGACGGGCAGGGCAGGGTGAAGTCGATGCATTCCGCCGCGGTGCGCCACGGTTTCAGCTTCTTGGCCTTAGCCGTCTTCGGGTCAGCATGGGTCGGCGCCGGCCAGACAATCGACTGACCGTCACAGCGCGCGATCAGAAACAGGCGTTTGCGGATCGTCGGTGTGCCGTAATCGCAAGCCTTGAGCACCTTCCATTCGACGACATACCCCTGGCGGCGCAACGCATTGACGAACACGTTGAACTCGCGCCCCTTCTGCTTGGCGTCCGGCCGCATACTGCCGTCGGCGCCCTCGACCAGCGGCCCCCAGGTAATGAATTCCTCGACGTTCTCGAGCATGATCACCCGCGCGCGCAGCGCCGCCCAGCGCAGCGTCACCCAGGCCAGCCCGCGAATCTTCTTCTCGACCGGCTTGCCGCCCTTGGCCTTGGAAAAGTGTTTGCAGTCGGGCGACAGCCAGACGAGGCCGACCGGGCGGCCCTGCGTCACCTCGCGCGGGTCGACGTCCCAAACGCTCTCGCAGTAGTGTTTCGTCTCGGGGTGGTTCGCCTTGTGCATCGCGACAGCCTCCGGGTCGTGGTTGATCGCGACGTCGACGCGCCGGCCAAGCGCCAGTTCGATTCCTGTGCACGATCCGCCACCGCCAGCGAAATTGACGACCAGCATTTCCTTATGGATGTCGAGGTTGAGTTGCATTCCTACCGCATCCGGTGCGTGGTGATTGATCCGCCGGGGACCAGGTCGAGGTGCTTGACGCCGCTTCCGGTAACCTGGTCGCCGCTGCGCAGCGTGCGCACGGTCTCGCCCTGGTTCTGTGTTGCTTCGGTCTCGGTAAAGAACCCGCTGCCGCTGACCTTGTTGGCTACGCGCATGAAGTCGACCTCGACCTTGGCGGTATTGACGACGACTTGGGCAGTGTCGTTGATGGCCTTCGCCTTATCGGGCGTGATCGAACCGTCTTTCAGGCCGGCGAGGGTGGCGAACAGATGGGCCCTGAGTGCTTTGATGTCAGACATTGCTTTGTGATCTCCGGTTGATTTGACGACTGACCACACCGCGCAGCTGCACCAGCGCGGAGATCTCGGTGCCATATTGGTGATACGAATTGCGCAGCATCAGCGCACTGCGGGTAATGACCTCCAGATTCCCGATCGTGCAGTTCTGCTTGTTCCCATCTTTGAAAACGAGGGCCATTCCGGCTGGCGGATAGCTGCCGTGATTCTCCTTCCAGACCACTCGGTGCATCTGGGCCCACTTGCGCGGCTCCTCAATCTTGATTTCGATGTAGCCATCGACCGTAATGCGCGTGCTTCCGACCGGCCGGTGGTTGGCCACCGATTGACCTGGCTTGAACTGCGTTTCAGCTGACCTTCCCCCTGCTTTCCAGCCCTTGATTCCCTTGTTGAAAGGGGTTTGTCCGGGCTTGAATTGCGTTTTGACGCCGTGATTTTTTTCCCGAGACACTGCCGATAGATAGGCATGGCTCTTCTTGATGCCGTGGATATAGGCACAGTTGTTCATGCTGTTGATCGAAATCCCCATTTCATTGGCCAGATTGGCCGTCGGAATATCCGGGTAGCGATCGCGCATGATCTGCAGTTCGGACTCTGTCCACCGGTGCTTTGGCTGCTTTCTCGGCGGTGAAAAGGCGCGGGTCATGGCGCCTCCCTATTGCGTCTGCGCTGAACCATCTCAAGGCAGTGCGCGGCCATCGCCAAATCTTCGGCGGCATATTTCTCTTTCGGCTTCCGGTGATACTTGCGCAGCAGCCACATGGCCAGGCAGATCCCGATCGGGCCACCAGATAGAAAACCGGCGATCTCCCAGCCGCTGGCGTCGGGTACCAGCTTGTAGAGCGTCAAATTGCCGACGCCGATCAGTGAGCTGTTGAAGAAGGCCCCGACGTAGCGCCCGTTATTGACGAGTAGCGACTGCGCACCAAGCGCGGTGACCAAGGCCAGGGTCGACGCGAAGATGGCCAGGGCGGTCATAGCGTCGTCTCGCCGGCGATCTCGAACACGAAGCCAAGCGCCGCATCGATCTGTTCATAGAGCTGCTCAAGCGTTCCATTGTTGACCAGACCGCGGTCGACCGTGATGGCGGACTGTTCGATCTCGCTTTGGTGCGCACTGTGCTCGGTTGTTGCGGCGCCGGGGCGGATTACGCGCCAGACCTCGCCGCCCAGCCGCTTGACCAGACCCGCCTCGCTCAGAAACCGAACGTCAGTGATTACGACATCCTCGCCGACGTGCGCCGCGGCGCGCAGCCGGCGCGCCATGATGTCGGTCCAGAGCCCATCGGCGATCATATGGCGGCCCCAGTCCGTGCCCAGCGTCTGCATCAGTCGCCGTGGACTGCAGTTGAGCTGGGAAATAACCGATTCCTTGTTTTCCGGCCGAAAGTGGTACGGCTCGAGATCGAGGCCGGCGATCAGCATGGCGCGTATTGGGTCGGCGAAGGCGGTCGGTGCGAAGCCATGCGCTTTATTCAGATAGGCGCTGACGGTGTCTTTTCCAGACATTGCCGCGCCGGTGAGTCCAATAATCATTTTTTTCTCCGGTAGGTTTTGGTTAAATCACCCTTGATGCAGTGGCCGCGATAGCGAAGGGTATTGGCGAGCTGCGCCCGGTCATGATGACTATGCCCCGACTGGCGAAACAGCCCGAAATAGCTGTTGGCCGTCTCGAAGAGCTTGTCTGATTCGATCTCGCGCACACGGCGCAGTGCATCGTTGAACGTACGCCGCCGGGTGACGCGCCGCCACGGCTTGATCACCTGGCCAATGAAGTCGATGCCGCGATCAACAGGCTGCAGGATCGTCTTGGTCGGGTTGAGCCTGGCGTGCAGCCGGTTAGGAAGAAACGTTTCGATCGCTTCGTGCGCGGCATTGAGCCACTGCGGCGACTCGTGGAGTAGAACGAAGTCGTCGACGTAGCGGATGTAGTGCCGCGCGCCGATCCTGTGCTTGACGAACTGGTCGAGCACGTCGAGATAGACGTTGGCGAAGAACTGGCTTGACAGGTTGCCGATCGGCAGGCCGAGGTTCGCCGGCTGACTGGTCAGTCGCTTGTGCGCGGGAACACGCTCAAGCAACGCTGCATTGCCGCGCAGTTCGTAGTTCTGGCGCGGGTCATGAAACAGCACCAGGTCAGCCAGCCAAAGCCACCATGGCTCGCTGACGCGCTTGGCGACCAGGTCGTGGACGATGTGCTTGTCGATGCTGACAAAGAAGTTCGCCAGGTCGAGCTTGAGATACCACGCCGGCCGGGACCAGTTCTGCGAGACGCTGCGGACCTTCGCTTCGAGCCGTTGCGCCGCATAGAGCGTTCCGCGCCCTGGAATGCAGGCGCAACTGTCGGCGATGAAGGAAGCGTAGAACCGCGGCGAAATCCGGTTGTAGAGCAGGTGGTGCACGATCCGATCGCGGAAGTCTGCAGCCCACACTTCGCGCGGTTTTGGTCGGGTGATGACAAAGCAGATCGATCGACCGGGGCGATAGGTGCCGCGCTGCAGCTCGTCGAACAGCGCGCCGAGGTTGCGCTCGAGGTTCTGCTCGAAAGCCAGTGCACTGGCGCTGTTGCGCTTCGACTGGCGACAGTCGAAATACGCTTGCACCAGTTCATGGAAGGAAAAATCAGGTTGGGGTGCTGCGCATTGATCTGCGGACGGCTCGGGCGCGGAGCTTGTTGTTGATGTCGTTGTTGTTCTGGTTGCCGTTGTTGAAGTTCTGATACCAGGCGTAGCCAGAATCCGAGGCGTTGTGTGCTCGCTATCGATGTCGCAACCGCGAAGGCTTTCGCCGATCAGGGTTGAAACTGCGCCAGACCGGTCACGGCGGCTGCCGTCGGTATCTGCGATGCGCATGTCGGTGGCCTTGTGAGCCAGCGGCGAGACCAGATTAATAAATCGCTCAGTCATGGTGGTCGTGACCATCAGGAAGCGGGCGATGCGGAGGCGCGGCGCCATCCTGACGCTTGCTTGCCGACGCTGTTGGTGAGCTCGATGGCCTTCGCGTATTGGGCGGTCGAAATCAGCCGCTTGTCCCGTGAAAGCCGCAACAGCAGTTCGGCGACTTGAAGGCGCTCGATCAACTCGCCGAGGTGTGGTGCTTTATCCCGCGCGCAGTTGGCGCGAAAGATCAGCACGACGATCTCAACGCATTCGGCGCTGATCTTGCCGCCGATGCTCTGCTTGAAGTCGCGCGGCATGCTCCTGACCGAGTCCGTAACGGAATCGAGCAGGTCGTAGGCGACCTTGTAGATCGGGAGTTGATTCGTGAGGGCCATGATAAATAGCTAAATTACTGAATAATTAATCTGCGGACGGCTCGGGCGCGGAGCTTGCTGCCGACGCCGTAGCTGAGCTGGCGGCCGTTGTCGAAGTACTGACACCAGGCGGAGCCAGAACCCGAGGCGTAAAGTTCGCCTGACCAGTACCAGTCGCTCTTGAACTGGGTCTTGCAGTTGGCGTACAGAAGGGCTTGTTCCTGGCGCGTCGGCAGCTCGCCGCCGGCCTTCTGAGCGAACGCCTTGGCCTTCTCCCAGGTGAGCGACTTGTCGCCCGCCAGCAGGATCAGGTGATGGCTCGGCGCGCCGTCCTCATTGAGGATCAGGCCGGCATAGGTCTCACCGGCGGCGAGTGTGGGAAGGGTGATGGTTTGTTCCATGGTGTTCCTCGAGGAAGAAGTGATTAACGGGCGGACATGGCCCACGCCAGACGGCGCGAGTAGTTGAGCCGACGCATGTAGCGCCAGGCGGTGACCGCGCGTGCCGCCAGGGCGATCAGGCGCGGCACGGCGCGACATCCTTGACGAGTCTCGCGGCGAACAGCGCCCAGCCCTTAACCGGCTTGGGCAGCAGGGCGAACTGGCGGCCGTTGGTGTAGAGACGCAGGCCGGCCAACATGGCCGCGTTAGCCTGCTGCACCAGGTCGAAGGCCCGGGCCTCGGGATCAACGGGGAAGAAGACGGCGGAGATCATGATCAGGCGGCCTGCTGGAGGTCGCCGGCGCCGGTGGCTTCCTGCACGATGTCCAGTGCAATGACCGGGCAGTCGAAGCCGACCAGCGTTAACGTCATCTCACTCATGCAGGGCGTGCCGGTCGGGCTGACGCCGGCGTATTTCGCGTCCTCACAATAAATGTTCAGGCCGGCTCTATGGATTGCGTTGCGAACAGTCGACAGCTTCTTGTTTCCGACTTGAACCCATGCGGTGATGCTGTTGAGGTGCACAGAAACTACAGGGTTTCCTGTGACACCAAGGGTATCGCTGGCCCTGAGCAGCGCTGACAGCGTCTCGCACTTAGTGATTTGTAGATGGTTTTCTTCAATGGATTTGAGTTTCTTTCCGCACTCCGCCATCACTTCTCGCACCAGCTTCTGCTGCAGC